TCTCGTTTACTTAAAGTAAAATCTCTTTCGATCAATGCTTGTAAATATTGTCCAGTATATCTATTTAATATTTGACCACCAACAGAAATTTCTATTTCCTCAATCATTAATGTTCCCACATTTTCAATCCATTTAAATTCATATGGTGCCCACATATCATTACATGTTTGTGGAGGATATATTGGACTCCAAATGGTAGGTAATGTTACTACTAAATATGTATCCATTAGTAGTTCAGCATACCGTTTAATTCTAAAAGTGAAATTTGACGATTCTGTCATCCGAAGATTTCTTAATCCATCAAAATCTGTTCTAAATTTTTGTAGACCAAAATTAGTATATTTTTTATATGTTGTTTTGAAAAATGTCTTTGAAGGATTTCCATTTAAATATACATTTTGATTTCCGTAAGATACTATGTTTAACAGACCTCCAGCCATATATATACTTATCAACAATATTATTTAACTTTTTTTAATAACATTAGTTATATTTAGTGAAAAACCTTGTAAATTATATGGAAGAATTTTTTCATATCCTAATATAAGTATGATAGAAAAAGCTAAACAAATGTTTTCCAAATTAAATTTAGAACAAAATAAAGCAGTAACGATTAAGTATATATCCTATTTTATTGTAGCCCTTTTAATATTTGCCTTTTTTGGTTATGCTACCAATAAGATGAGATTAAACGATGCCAATTGTAATAATCTATCAAAAATATACACAGGTTTTCCAAAATTATCATCTTTTAACCCTGATAATGCTGCTTACAAATACCTTCTAAGAGATTACTATATTAAAACAGCATATAACTGTTGCTGTGGAGGTCAATTTAAAAATGACTGGGTAAATGTATGTGCTTTAAAAAATTGTATTGCTCAAGGTGCTAGAGTATTAGATTTCGAAATTTATTCAGTTAATGATAACCCCGTAATCGCTACATCTTCTGTAACTAATTTTCATAGTAAAGAAATGTATAACCAAATACCATTTGAAGAAGCTTTAAATATTGTTAACTCTTACGCATTTAGTGGAGGTTCAACTCCGTGTCCAAACGATCCATTAATATTACATTTTAGAATATCTAGTAATAATAAAAAAATATATGATAAAATGGCGGATATTATTTATTCCACAATTGAGTCTAAATTATTAGGAAAGGAATATAGTTATGAATATACTGGTCATAATTTAGGAGCAGTTCCTTTAAAAGAATTTTCTCAAAAAATTATCATATCTGTAGATAGATCTAATCCACTTTTCGAAGAAACCCCTCTTAAAGAGTATGTTAATATTGCTTCTAATTCTATTTTCTTAAGAGCATCGAGAGATTATGATATTAAATTTACACCCGATTCCAAAGAACTTATTGAATACAATAAGAAAAATATGACTCTGTCTATGCCTGATTTAAGTGCTTATGATACTAATCCTTCCGCTGCGTTAAATTTTGGTTACGGATGTCAATGGGTTGGTATGTGTTTTCAAAATTTTGATGCTAATATGCAGTTCTATAGTCTATTTTTTGATAAAGTAGGTCACTCATTTGCTCTTAAACCAGAACATCTTCGTTATATTCCTGTTACTGTTCCTGCTCCTACGCCTCAAGATCCTGCTAATTCATTTACTACAAGAACTACTGCTACTGATTATTATTCGTTCAGTGTCTAATTTATATAATACTAAATAATCAAGAGTATATATATTTTTCTATAATAAATATATATATATGTCGTCTTGTAACCCAAAATTAACATTAGAAGAAAAAGAGATAGCAATATTAAGAGATGCTATTGATATTGCTGAACAAAAAAAGGGTAAAAAAGTTGTCAGTGACCCTGATGTTAAAAAAATAATAGCTATTTTAGAAGATTTTCTTAAAAAGAAAAAACTTGTTTGTTATGGTGGAACTGCTATCAATAATATATTACCATTAGCCGACCAATTTTATAATAAAGATATTGAAATACCTGATTATGACTTTTATTCACCTGACGCGTTAGACGATGCCAAAGAATTAGCAGATATCTATTATAAGGAAGGATTTCAAGAGGTTGAAGCTAAAGCAGGAGTTCATCATGGAACTTATAAAGTTTATGTTAATTTTATTCCTGTAGCAGATATAACTTATTTAGAAAGGGCTCTTTTTAAAAGAATACAAAAATCGGCGATTCGCGTGTATGGTATATTATATTGTCCTCCAACTTATCTTCGTATGAACATGTATTTAGAATTATCTAGACCTGCTGGAGATATAAGTCGTTGGGAAAAAGTATTAAAACGGCTGTTACTATTAAATAAAAATTATCCTTTAAGAGGAAAGCATTGTGATCCTAAAGAATTTCAAAGACAATTTGAAGAAATAGATTCTAAAAAGGAAGAAAAATTATATTATGTTGTTCGCGATTCTTTTATCGATCAAGGACTGATTTTCTTTGGCGGATATGCTAGTTTTCTTTATTCATCATATATGTCAACGAAACAAAAAAAATTATTTCAAAAAACCCCTGATTTTGATGTTTTGGCCGAAGAACCTGAACAAGCCGCCGTAATTTTAAAAGAAAGATTAGAGGATTTTGATTATAAAGGTGTTAAATTAATTAAACATGATGGTATTGGTGAATTGATTGCGCCTCATTATGAAATTAAAGTAAAGGTTGATAATATTGACGAAACAGTTGCCTTTATATATAAACCGTTAGCTTGTCATAGTTATAATATTATCAAAAAAGGACACAAAACTATTCGTGTAGCTACTATCGATACTATGTTAAGTTTTTATTTTGCGTTCTATTACAGTGATAGAAGTTATTATGATGTCAATAGAATATTATGTATGGCTCAATATCTGTTTGATGTTCAACAAAAAAATAGACTTCAACAAAAAGGTTTATTAAAAAGATTTAGTATAAATTGTTATGGTAAACAAGATACTTTGGAAGAAATGCGAAATACAAAAGCCTTAAAATATAAAGAACTGAAAAACAAACGAGATTCCAAAGAGTATGAATCCTGGTTTTTGCGTTATATTCCATTTGAAAAACATGAAGAAAAAGAAAATAAAAAATTAAAAGGAAAAAAAAGTAAAACAGGGAAAAAAAGTAAAACAGGGAAAAAAAGTAAAACAGGGAAAAAAGGAAAATCAAATAAAACAAGAAAAAATATTCTCAATATTTTTAATATTTAAATAAATTATATGAACAATAAAATTATTTTTCTTATAATTATATTTATTGTCTCTCTATTCGTTTCATCTCTTCCAGTTAAAGAAGGTTTTGAATCGTATACTACTTGTATTGAACAAGGATATCCAATGGATTTTTGTATGAAAACACCAATACAATCACAAGTAGACAATGGCTATTGTAGTTGTGCTGACGGTTATTTTGGTTCGTGGCATATGGGTGATGGTAAATGTTATTGTTATTTATTTAATGGATTATTACCCCATAAAATAACAAGACCTTTTCAATCCAAACCATTTGATGGTTATAAATTATTAGAAAATTAGTTTTTATCGAAATATTTAAACAGTTAGATATAAAATTATATCTCTCCATATATTTTTAAATACAGAAATATGTTGTCTAATAAATGGATCTTTCCTCCAACTTTCAGGAAATAATGTGTCGATTTTTAATCCCAATCTGAAAATATAAACCAATATTACATAGATAATTTCTCTCAATCTAAAAAATAAAATATCTAATAGTCCCCAATCATTTACATAACTACACATATTATTACTTTTATTCGTTTCAAAAAAATTATGAGTATCCATTAGTCCTTCTAATAATCTTGGATAAATATTCTTTTCATGTTTTATAAATATCATCTTTTTTATCTTATCCAAACTCTGAAGATTTAAAAATAGAATCTTTCTATCTTTTTTTGGTTTGAAAATATGAGGAAATGCCCCGTCTATACAACCATCGTCATCTGTTAATTTTTTATCTATTAAATACGGAACATAGAGAGATTTTATTAAACAATCTAATAAATCCTCCTTCGATTTATATGTTTTTTTTATTACTTGTTTACCTTTTACTGTATCAAAATAGGTTAAATAAAATCTATTGTTTATTTTATCTATATCTTTATCTTGAACTATTTCATTAAATTTATTCTTAATTGTTTCTATTAATTGTTTCAAGTGTTGATGTTTTCGTAAACATTTGAAAGCATATGTAGAAATATCAATAGAAATATCCATTTTATTTAACATAAATAATAATCCTAATACAGCTCCAATACTACACCCCGAAATCCTTTTTATATTTATTTTCTCTCGTTGTTCTAATTCTTTAATATAAAATAATCCTCCTAACATATAAACACCATTGAATGCTCCTCCATCTAAAATTAAGTCCACATCTTTTGGTATATTATTTCTGGGAACATTTTTAATTAAACTAGATATAAATGCTTTTAAAGCCATTATTGTAAGTTTACATTAATTTTTCATTTTATATACTTATTATATAATGGATAGACCTTCATGGAATGAATATTTTAAAGAAATTACATTAACAACATCTAAGCGATCACCGTGTAATAGATTAAAAGTTGGTTGTATATTAGTAAAAGATAACAGAATTATTGCTCAAGGATATAATGGATTTCTACCAGGTGCGCCACATGAATCAAAGGTAGTTAATGACCATGAACAAGCTACTGTACACGCTGAACAAAATACAATTACTGATTGTGCTAAAAGAGGTGTTAGTAGCGATAATTGTGAAGCCTTTATTACGCATTATCCATGTATTCATTGTATGAAAATATTATGTGCGGCTGGAATTAAAAAAATAAATTATTTTAATGATTATAAAAACGATCCTCTAGTTAAATACTTTCAATCTATAACTAAT